GAAATGATATCATATTAATAAGATTTATTATTTTTAATTAAATTTTAAACTTTATAGTGAATTAATTAAATCGATAAGCTTTTCTTTCATCTGGCGCTTGGATTTCCTTTTAGTTTTCTTGCGCTTACCGGATTTCTTACGTTTGCCGGCCTTCTTGCGTTTGTTGGTTTTCTTTTTTGATTTCTTTTTTGAACGCTTTTTGCGTTTACCTCCACCACTCATGTCCGAAGAACTATCTATAAGATCCTGTGATAATGGTTCATCTCCCCGAACACTATCTTCGGGAACAGGTGAAGATAAATCATATTCACTCAAGTATCCCATAACTGTAGTCATCCATTCGTCGCGTTTATTTTCTAAAAGACCACCTGGGACAAATAATTGTTCTATTTTTTGTCTAGCGACTTGATATCCATAAAATTTAACAACGCCTTCTAATGCTTCTTTGACTAGATTTTGCGTTGATACCAAAGAATCAGCATCAACCATTCTCATGTCACTTGCGTTATTTATTACAGTTATTAAGTTACCCAGAGGAGTCGTCGATGTTACTACCTTCATTGGATCATTATCCGAATGCATTATTCTAATATTTAATAAATCAAATTGAACTTTCAAAGAATATTTATATAAATCCATGAAATCGCGTTCTAATTCAGGGCAAATATTATAATATAAACTACGATTGCCCTCGCCTAATACTATATTAAATATTATTGATCCCCAATTTAAGATATGATCTATCGACCATTCAGAAATATCTTTATTAAGAAACTCTATTAAAGACTCTAACGTTTCTCTGCCTCCTTGAAGAATTGGTTCTCTTAACCATTCAATTCCACCTGACTTGGTTATACACAACTTCATCACCGATAATAATTTCGCCATAGTATAAAGATAAACCATTATAAATCTTTTTAATCTTCTTTTTTGGGTTTCTTCCTCGGGTGGATTAGTTATATTCGCAAAGGGACCCGAGAATAAAAGTTCTTTTTGATTAAACAAAACCCGTAATATATATTTCATGATCTGACCAGCACGCCCGGCAGTTTCCTCAGCAGTTTTCACGGTTATATTAAATAATAATATTAAACTGAAAATTCCAACTTTAACAGTGCGTCCGCCAATATAAACAGTGAAATTAATACCGAAATCGATGCCTCTCTTAGATAAATCTAATATTTTTCTACCCCAACTTATTACACTCCCTTTTAAAAATTCACCTATCCAGTTAGCTGTCTCGACATCAAAATATACCGGGAATGGGAATGGGAAATCCGTTCCTGGGCCCAAAACTTTCGTATAACCAGAAAGCGGTTGTGACGAAGAAGGATCTATCAAGCATTTTCTACCTTCAGTTAATCCTGAAATTGTATCCGATTGAGTAGCAGAATATTCTATCATAATACGTTCGAATAATTCAAATGTAATATTTCCAGACTCCAATAATTGCTCTATTGTATCTCCCGATTGCGGATTGAAAGACCCGATAGTCCATTTTAACTGAGATGCTTCTCGAGCATGTAATCCCATTTCATCTTGTTCATATTCATCTAATCGGATCGTCTGTGGTACAGAGGGATCTGAATATTCATCTAGAGATGGATCTCTGGATAATTTAACTAATGCTGTTGTTAATATTCCCATATCTTGATCTGGTAACATTGTGTGTATAGCTCTTAGAGTATCGGTGTCCCCTGATGTCAAAAGCCCACTGAATTCTTTATATACATCATGTAGTCTAGGAGAAGATGAGGGTTCTACCTGTAGAGAAAGTTGCTCGTCTATTTCTCCACGTCTTAATTTCCCGGAGGAAGGCTCAACCCTCCTTGATCCATATTCTCCGGGAGATTTACGTTTCCCATATGGATTGTATCTATCTGACATATTTATAATAGTAGTAATATTTTTTATTTTTTAAAAATATATTATTTTGCGGATTATGATATTATTTTATATCTATATAAAGAATATACTTCTATATTAAAGTAGTATGATTTATTATTCAGAAGATACAATTAATGATTTATTTCACAATGAAACATTTTTAAAAGATTGCGAAGATTATAAAAACACAAATGATGAACTAATAAAATGTATGAAATTTATCAATAATATTGAATTAAATAAGAAATATTTCAGGCTTGAAATGAATAAACGAAGGGGTTATAAGAAACGCCAACAATTCAAAGAAACCGATACAACGTGTATTAAGGAAGTTAATAGTCTCTTAAATAAATTAACTGATAAAAATATCTTATCTATAAGAACAAAAATTAAAGACAAACTCGGTGATAAATATTATCTAAAAAATTTAATCATAGATAGCATACTAGAAAAATGCATCATACACACTCCATACATATCTCTATACTTGGATCTAATTAATCATTTATACGATAAAAATAATAATGATATGATTCAATCATCGAGTGATAAATTATATCAATCAATACTAAATATAGAGTTTAAAGAAGAAAGCGATTATTTGCGCATGTGTGAACGCAATAAAAAATTAGATAAATTGATAGGTCATTCTTTATTAGTCACCGAATTAGAAAAAAAGAAGATCGTTATAGGTAAAATACATCCCGCATTAGAAAACCTAATTAAAAAATTAACCGAGTGCGAAGAATATGAAGAAAAATATAAATGTGTTCAATGTTTATATAATATTTTTAAATCTTATTATGGAAAATATATATTACCCGAAGGATATAATAAAAAGTTGAAAGCATTAATTGAAAATGAAACTGTTATGAAAATTAAATTTAAAATGATGGATATTTTAGAGCGCAGATAAATTAAACGAATGTAAGTAACTATATAGATATATTTCTAATGTAAATCCAACCAATAAAATACTTATCATTGTACATTTTTCTATTTAACTCCTTCTGACAAGTTATATATCCCCATCGACCTAATATTATATTTCTTTTTTAAAAAGTTTTGAATAATATTTTTATTTTATTATATTTTTATTTTATTATATTATTATATATATGAACAATATTAATTTAGATGAAATACTTAATTATATTATATTATTCTTAGTTGGTTTTATCTTTTTCAGTTATCTGAAAAAATCCAATAATGTAACCGAGTATTTTAAAAATCCGGATAAAAAATGCCCACGATGGATGGACGATGCCTCACATACTCGCCAATATACAGATAATTGTAGTACTACTACGGGCTGCACAAAATATTACTCTATAAATAGGCTAGGCAATGCCATGCCTTGCTTCCAGTGGGTGGGCGGCTGCGCTTTGCTTGGCGGTGAATCAGGAAAGACGTATTCGAATTATAGGCGCAATGAATGTAAGTAACTATATATATATATTTCTAATGTAAATCCAACCAATAAAATACTTATCATTGTACATTTTTCTATATTTTCATTCTTCATTTTTATATTTCTTATAATATAAACTATAAGATGATATCAAATTTAGATTTACAAAAGATTGCGATTGTATTATTTTTTATCATGTTTGTATATTCTGGATTTAATAAGATTCCGAATTTTAGTAAACTTGTTTCTGGTTTAGCTAAGAAAACTAATCTACCCTCTCCAATAAATGAATTAGGTATGATAGGTGTTATTCTTTTAGAAACAATCGGAGCATTAGTTGTTGTTTATTATTTCTTATTTGGTGAAAATAGATACATAAAAAGAGACTATATTAAATATATTGTATTAACATTTATATTATTTATGATAGTTGTAACTCCTTTATATCACCCTCCCACGGACAAAATTATACCATTTTTAGCGAATATGACTACAACGGGTGGATTTTTATTAATCTATAGTGTATTATAAATGTTATCAAATGAATCATTATTTTTAGTATTTAACGCATTGATCGGATTTTTTAGCGATATAGTATTAAATATCATTGCTAAACATGATATTTACAAACCAGTAACTACATTAAGACCTTATTTTGAAAATAAAACTACATTTCAAGCTGCGTTCTATGCCTTACTAACAGTCATTATTATTGTAGGTATTATCATGAAATTATTTCATATCTACTATAACAAATATTTACCTGAAACAAATAGAGAATATATTATTTATTTTATCCTAACATTCATCATAGGCTATGTAGGAGATATATTAATCTATAAATTAAATATCTTCCCTCGCTTGCAAAAATATTATAAAGTTGTTGGAAAGGGTTTATGGGGGGCATTAGCTATCTTGTTTTCAGTCGCGTTATCATTAATCGGTTTACATATTTTTAATAATTTTGATAATCTAAACAACAAACTCACGAATATAATCTACTAGTTGGTCTCTGTGCATGTATAACCAATGAAGTGTGATACTATTCTCAATATTCTCTGCTAAATCATATTTATCCTGACCTCCAATATTTTTTATTTGTTTTCTTATATCTTTTAATATAGGTAATTTACCGATTCCTTTTTCAAAATTATCAAAGTTTTTATACTTTATTTCAAGTTTTGTATCATATGGAGCTTTCCAATCCGGACCTTCATCTATCTCCATCTGTGCCACAACATAATGTTTATTTTCCAAATGATTTATATTCCTTTTAATTAATTTATTATTACGTTTATCTAATCCATGATAAACCCAGTAACCATTACCTTGTATGTATTTTTTCCATCTAGCACGATCTAATGTGTTGTTTTCATAAAAAACATTATTACCATAAATCATTTCATCAGGTAATAAAACTATATCAACTTGATTGATTACATTTCTTATATCTAAATTTATTTCTAACTTATTACTTGTGACAGGTACTTTAAATGGATTATTTATTTGGCCAAAGATCTGATACATATTTAACCAAACAATACCTTTGAATAGTTCGGTGATATTCAAACAAAACTTGCTATATGATTCACTATATTTCTGTCCCTTTTCCATCTGATATTCGTGTAAATATTGACAATCAACATTATTACAAACATCCAGTTTAAATGCTGAGGTTACTCCTTCCTTATTTTGACCTTCGCTCTCGATTAACTGATTTTTTAGTTTTTCTTGATTTTCAATGTATTTATTACATTTTTTAATATTACGATTATCACCTTTTTTAGTATATTTTTCTAAATCGTTTTGTTTGCTCATTATTCTCGTGTCGAGTTTCTTTAAAGCATGTTTTAAACTGACTTCTTTCTTAGATAATTCGCCGTCCTCGACTAAGTATGAAATAAAAGATAAATATAGCTTTTGTAAAGGATTTAAATCATCGAGTTTGTTTCTTTCACCTAATGTACTGTTTAATATACTTACAGTCATGCATAAAGTATTACATTTAATTTCTTTCACTATATTCTTATCATTCAACACTTTCCAACCTCTACTAAAACCCGTTTTTAAATAAGGTAATAATACATAATCTTCTTCATTAAATAAAATATTAAATGATGAGGTTATCGTTTTATAAGCATAATTTAATATTTCAATGTATTTCTTGGCCTCTCTCTTGTTACGGATGCTGCGCTTTTGCTTCTTTGTCTTACTACGCTTTTGCTTCTTTGTTTTACTGCGATTTGGACGGTTCGTCTTACGTTGGGTTTTTGCCATATATTTATATAATGTATATAAAATATTATTATGAATTCGGAAATAAAATCTAAATTAAACAGTTTAGAATACAAATTAATTGATTTAGAAGTCAAATTAAATAGAATTTTAGAATTATTAGAAACAGATGTTCAACCAAATTGTAAGAAAATGAGTTCTCATATAGATTTTGTAGATAATGTATACGAAACTGTAAAAAGTCCTTTAGGATATATTTGTTCAAAAGTAAGTGTACAAAGTGGAAATAAAGTGGAATATAGTTTAACTGATAAATAATATTAGTTTAACCCAGACTTTTTAAAAGTTCCTCATAAAATTTGCGATTAGCTTTCTTGCTATTATTCTTTTTCATGTAGCGAAATATATAATAATCATCTTTCACCAATGATATGTTCATTGTAGTGGTTTTTAATGTTATTTTCATTTCTGTGATTTTTATAATTATACCTTTTTTATAAATCTTACCGGATGACTTTTTGATGCATACTAATCGATCATTTAAAAACAGTGTTTCCAAGTCTTGAACGTATTCATGATTTGTTAAAGGTTTGATAGACTCTTCTGGCAAGTATTGTAAAAGAACTTTTTGTTTATCATCATATATTTCAAGGATGCTTTTCAATGGTTCCATTATACATTACTTATTATTTTATCTTTGAATAATATTTAAAAAAAATATTATTTACATTATAAATGATAGAGTTAATATTATTTGTAATTGTTGCATTTTTATTATATCACTTTATGTGTAAATGTGGAAAAGAAGGGTTTGACTATGGTCCTCCTGCACGAATAAATATGTGCGGTACAGTGCCTACTAATAGGAAATACGATTGCAAAACTTCATATGATTATTGTATTAATAATAACGGTAACCCCGTTTATTCTAACGCTGATCAGACATATACATGTAATTGGAGTGGATCTAATAATTTTAATAGATGTTCAGAAATAAATCTTTGTGCTGAACCGACAGAAAAAGAATTCCCCGATAAGTATAAGAAATACATGGAAAGGCTCAAGAGAGGAGAAGGTCCTACTGATTGTAAAAGTAGCAGTGCTGAGGAAAATGATTGGTGTGAATTAACAAGTATAGATGGTAAAACAAAAAGAATAGGTGTATGTCTCGATGGTACTTGTTATGAGAGAGGTGATAATTGCCGAAAACCTATTGGAAAATTATGCCCCGATAATAGTACTCCTATGTGCATTGATCAGACGGTGAACACCGCAATTAGCTGTGGATGAATTAAAAAAAATAGATCCATTTAATTCATCCAGTTGTTAAATTTCATCATTTAAACTTTATTTTATCTTTGAATTAATCTATAAGATAAGATAATTATTGATATATAAAATAAGTAATCATAATTAATAAAGTCAAATGAACTTTCAAATTCAAATTCGTGATGGGAGTTACTCATATTAAATAAACACTCTGATAAAATATATCTTGAAATAATAGTTATCAATAATAATATTAATACAAATATTTGATTATATATTTCATTGAAATACAATGAACCAAAAATTAATGAAGTAGTAAATAATATATGCGATATTTGAATTTTATCTAAATTTTTATCACTTTCCCCATTTATTAATATTGATTGTCCAATCACCATTACAAATAACAAATAACGATCGTGTAACTTACTATTTAATAATAGTAAAACAGTAATTATATTTGTTATTATAGCAGGATAAAAGAGATTAATATCATTCATATTTAAAATTATATAAATTAATATAGATAATTATGATTAAAGATTTAGCAAAGATTAGAGAATTATTAAATGAATATGTTGAGGTGGAAATGCCTTACGATTTTAATAAAGGGTGTTCAATTCAGTACGTTACTTGTATTTTAGATGAAGAAGGTAATGTTGATACAGAATCATTTTATCCAAATTGTAAATTTATACGTAGATGCAATGATACTTTAATAGTTGAGAGTAACGGAATAACAAAACGTGTTCATATTTATAGAAGAGATAAAGACGGAAATATTACTTACAAAAGTCGTTTTTTTATATTAGAAGAAAATAACGATCAAATTGGTGGAGGGATTTCAAATGAAGATAATAGTGAACTTAAAGATACCATTATATATCAGCAAAGTATCATAGAAAAACTAACCGAAAGGATAAAATATGTTGAAATTGAAAAACATGACGTCCAAGAAAAGATATCAACTTACGAAGAATTATTACAAGAAGGTCGTTATAAACTCAAAGAATTGAGTTTAGAACTACGAGAAAAAACTGATAAATTAAATCATTATGAAGAAATGATACCAAAGTTAATTAATAGTCGCAGATAATATTTACATAGGATGATGATCTCCATACGCATGTTCAAAATCCTCTAAATGTCTATCGTCTTCATGTCTTTTTGGTATTCCTCTTTTAACTCGCAAGAATAGATCTTTTAACCTATCTTCGTAGAGTATTTTATTTTCTATATATTCCGGATCACTATAACTATAATAAGGATTTCTTAAATCGTGTGAATCTTTTTCTTTTTCTTCTTCATAAAGAACATTAATATCTTCTTCTGGAAAAGCACCTGGTATTAATCTAAATTGAGATTCAATGTTTGTATCAAAATCGTATGATTCTTTACCTGAATCATCTTCGCAAACAGGTGCGTGATAAAAGTGATCGTAACTTCTTATCTTATTGACATCTAAAAATGCGCTAAATGTTCCTTTTAAAGGTAAACTAACTTGATTTCTTTTCACTCTGTAATTACTATTTGGAAATCGCTTGAATGGATAACCAGGAGTAGTTTCTACTTCTTGTCTACAAGAATAAAATTGAGTATCATCTGGTTTATTTGGTGTCCCTTGATTTCTTTCATATATCTGCGTATTCATGTTTGTATAGTTTTCGGTATAATTCTGACAAAAAATATACAATAAGAAAAATAATAATATCAAAATCTGTATTTTCATAATACTATAATTATGATTAGATAATAGTTTATAAATTAACGCCCTGTACTACCAAATCCCCCATTACCTCTTTCAGAGTCTGATAGAGTATCTACAAGCGTTAGATTAATGGGTTCTAGAAAACGACCACAAATCTGGAATAAACGCTGACCCTTTTGAATCTGATATGATTCAGCTGAAATATTATCTACAACAGCCATTATATTTCCACGATAACCAGCGTCAATAATACCCACACTGTTTGCTAAACGAAGAGGTGTCTTACTAATACTGGAGCGAGGATAAAGATAATAACATACATTCTTACCATCATTATCACATACCCCCTCACATTGAATCTTGAGATCAATCTTAGCAGTTTCATTTGGGAGAATAGTTAAATCACCCGGACAATAAAGATCCAATCCAGCATCACCTCTAGCCTCACGACCAGTATTAGATGTTTCTAACGCATCATCGTGATACATCGCCTTAATTTCTTCATTAAGTGGTCTTAGTAGTAGCTTCATGTTTAATATTTGTTCTTGTTGTATTTTTAAGTAATTTAATCAAATTTAGTTACGCTTTCATAAATATCATGTAAATTGTATGATATTTAGTCATTGGTAATTATATGATTAAATGTATTGGTATTTAAAGACGGTGTTGACTACTGAGAAGGTTTTCCTCAATTGCCGCCTCCAAACATACCGAAAGTAGACCCTCTGCTTCTAACTCTCGATTCACCTCCATCTCATCCCCCTCTCATAACCTTCCTACTCTTCTTGCGGTAAGTCTTTCTTTTACCTTTCTTTGTTATTTTTGCCTTTCTCGCTTTTGGCATGGAAGATTTTCTTGAAATCTTACTTCGTGATTTATATGTTTTACGGGAGGGTGTTCTTCCGCTCATCTTCTTTTTCATAGATTTTCTTTTTTTCACATATCTACTTTTTGCCATATTTATACTATGTTTAGATAATATTTTCTCTACATTGTGGGCAAGAATTATTTTTATTCAACCATAATTTGATACATTCTTTATGAAATATATGCTCGCATTCCAAATTTACTATCTTATCTTTTTTAACGTAGCATTCTAGACAAATACTACACTCGTCTAGTAATAAACCATCGGTTGATTCTACTTTATGGGTCGCCAATTTAGATATTTTATATCTCTCTTTGCAATCTTTATAGCACTGTTTCATCGCATGATGTATAGATGGATAACAAGAAATAAAAAATATAAAAGTTAACATTGTATAAATTGTATTTTTATCATAATCACAACAGGGTTCATCTGTGTCATTGTGAGTTTTATAAAAGGATTCCATATATCTTATATTAAATTGTTAATATTATAATCTTTTAATCGGTATCTACATTGGGCGAAAGACACAATTTAATATGACCTAAATTAGCAACATCATAGCGAATTACTAATGGATAATCATTTTTAATATAAAGATGAATTAAATTACATAAATTAGTACACTTAGTGAAAAGTGAAAGATATTTTAATGAAAACATACCTTGAATAGGTAATTCTGGTCCAGATGACTTAGAAAAATTTAAACCACCCTGAGTTTCATATAACACCGTTTCTTGATTTGCGAAATCACCTTCACAACCAAGAATCAGAGAATTTCCAACACTCTTAATTTCAATGTTTTCTCCGATATTTGTCATGTCTCTAATAAGCTTTTGAAAATCACCAGAAGGAAGAGTTAATTCTGTTTCAAATTTGGCAGGTGGTATAGATAGTTCTCCTTCGGACATATCAATTAGATTCATCTTAAATGTTGTCTGCGTATTCTTTTCGGCATTGTTAATTCTTATACCAAGTTGATTTGGATTTTCTTTTTCAACGAATAGTGTTAGTGTATCATTGTTGCTCATGGCTTTAATCAACTTAAACATATTCATCATGTTTACACCAATTGTTGTTTTCTTTTCACAGTGAAAATATTCAAAATTCTCACTGTGTAATTTCATGTGAATTAATACAATTTGAGATGTATCCGTAGCAATCAACTTAATACCAGTATTGTCAAAAATGATATTTGTATCGGTTAATATTTCTTTTAATGATTCAATTAGAACCCTAAAAGCACCAGACTGAACAGTCTTAATATTAAAAATGTATCTATCTTTATCTTCGTTCATTTAATAATTGTAAATATGAAAATATTCTTTAAATATAAACTTAATTTTAAATATAAATTTATTTGATATTAGTATAAAATGAATTTCTTGCAATGGGTGCGATTATTATTGTATTTTGTTCAAACAATAGTATCGGGTTATTTATTCTTTTGGTATTTTCCTAGTAACATAACTTCGGACAAACCAGATACTTGTCCTTCTCAGGATGAGGGAAGCGTAGAGAGCAAATTCTTTTATAGTTGGATTGATAAATGTGATATCACATTAGAGAACGATAGCAAAAAATATATTTCCTGGTTATTTTATGGCGTAGGAACAATAAAGCTATTATTTGATATAATGATGTTATATATGTTAACTTTTGATGGAGGAAATAAAAATAAAAATATAAACAGAAATAATGTAACTGATTCCCATTTAAAAACAAATCATTGATATTAATTGTTGATATAATATGAGTGAACCTTGTTTCATCTTAAAAGAATATATTAAATATCATGATGATAATGTAAAAAAATATGGTGAAAACACAGTGGTGTTAATGCAAGTTGGATCCTTTTATGAAATATACAGTGTTCAAAATGATACTATTAATGTTGGTGCTGATATTTACAAACTAGCTGATATTTTAGGAATTCAAGTTGTTCGCAGAAATAAGAGTATCCCCGAAATAAACTATGATAATTTCTTAATGTCGGGTTGGAATATGTATGCGACAGAGAAATTTCAAAAGATATTATTAAATAATAACTATACAGTTGTCTTTGTTGATCAGATTTCTGAACCACCTAATCCCGAAAGGAAAATTACAAATATTATCAGTCCCGGAACCATGATTGAAAATTATAACAATAATGATAATAATAATTTACTATCTGTTTATATTAATCGTTATCCACAGCAGTATGACAAATATATTTATGTAGTTGGTCTTTCAGTTATTGATGTATCTACTGGTCAGAATAATGTCCATAAAATTATTTCTTCGTTAAATGATAATAGTATTTGGAGTGATGAATTATTTAGGTTGATTCATTATTATTCTCCCAAAGAATGTATTTTCCACGATGATGCTAATTTAAGTAAAGAAGAAGTATGTAATATGTTTCAATTAAATTCGCAAACACTTCATTATAATTTATTTCAAAATAAGGACTTCAAGAAACCATCTTTCCAGAATGAATTTTTAAAGAAGATTTTCAATTCTGGATTTTTAACCCCAATTGAATATTTAGGTTTCGATGAATCTGAAATGACACTCAGTTATATTTACATGATTCAGTTTATTCATGAACACAAGCTAGAAAATTTAAATCATCTACCCAAACCCGTACTAAAATGCGATGAAAAGAAATTAATTCTTAGCAATAATACCATCTATCAGTTATATCTTGTCCCAAATAAAGAACACGAATCTGAAAAATATAATTCATTACTGAGTATATTAAATAAGTGTGACACAGCAATTGGTCGTAGGTTATGTAAGAATAGATTATTATATCCTATTTTAGATAAAGATGAACTAAAAAATAGATATGATATGATTGAAAAATTTCAAAAGGAACATTTATATAATTCATTAAAACCATCTTTAAAAAAAATACTCGATGTTGAAAAGTTACATAGGAGGATGGGTCTAAATTTATTATCACCATATGAATTTTTTAGTATACATGCTTCTTATAATTATCTGATTAAAATCATTGAGAAGATAAACAATCCCCTACCAGAAGTAAATGAAAAATATAAACCGACTATTCAAAGATTAGACTGTTTTATGAATGATTATAAAAATGTATTTCAAATAGATGAATTGGAGAAATATTCGTTAACAAACATGATTACTTCAGTATTTCAGAAGGGTATTTATGAAGATTTGGATGTTTTACAAAATAACATTGACAATGGATTAAAAAGTATTGTATTGTTTTGTGAGAGTCTGAATAAATATATTGATCCAAAGAAACAAGGGTGTATTAAAAGAGACAATAATGATAAATATGGATACTATTTATATGTAACCGATAATCGTGCTAAAACGTTTCAGAAATCTGTAAAAAATTTAGTGGATACATCTGTAAAGATAGGTGAATATACATTAGATTTAAAAGATATTAAGTTTACAAAAAGAGGTGGTAATACTCATATAGAATTCCCTATCCTAAGTGATATTACTAATAAATATTCTAGCGATAGATTAAAAATTCAAGGGATCAATAAAGAATATTATCAAAAGAAGTGTTCGGAATATTATAAGTCTTATAGAGGATTATTTGATAATATTGTAGAATTTATTGGATTTGTTGATTTAAATAGCTGTCTAGCTAAGATTAGCATAGAAAATGTATATTGTAAACCTGAGATAATAAATTCAGATAGGAGCATGTTCACTGCAAAAGATATAAGACATCCTATAGTTGAAAGAGTTCAAACAGAAATTGAATATATACCAAATGATGTAGCTTTAGATGAGAATGGAATACTATTATATGGAACAAATGCTTGTGGTAAATCTACTCTAATGAAAAGCATTGGTTTAACTCTTATTATGGCACAATCGGGTTTCTTTGTTCCTTGTAAAGAATTTATATATTCTCCATATACTCAGATATTTACAAGGATTCTAAATAATGATAATATTTTCAAGAGACAATCTTCGTTTGCGGTAGAAATGAGTGAATTAAGAGGAATTTTAAAAAGAGCAGATAATCATTCTTTGGTTCTTGGAGATGAAGTTTGTTCAGGGACCGAAACAACATCAGCATTATCGATTGTTTCGGCTGGATTAAAAACATTAAGCGATTTAAAATGTTCATTTATTTTCACCTCCCATCTTCATCAACTCATGGATATTCAAATTGTGAAAAGTTTAGAAACACTTCAAGTGTATCATCTCAAAATAGAATATAATTCAGAAACAGAGACACTCATTTATAAACGTAAACTAGAACCAGGTTCTGGTCCCGCTATCTATGGATTAGAAGTATGTAAATCATTAGATTTGGGAGACGATTTTATATCGCTTGCCAGAAATGTCCAAATGGAACTCAGTAATATAGATAAAACATTAGTAAATGATAAAAAGAGTAATTATAATAGTGATATTTTAATGGATATTTGTCAAGTGTGTAAGGGAAAATCCGAACACACTCATCATATTAAAGAACAGTGTACAGCAGATAATAATGGAATAATAGATAATCATCATAAAAATATTTCACACAATTTAGTTCAATTATGCGAATCGTGTCATCATAAAGTTCATAATGAAAACCTTAGAATATATGGTTATATACAGAGTAATGAGGGTATTAAATTACATTATGAATATATTGATGTAAACCATGTAATGAATACAAAAAAGAAGTTTAGTAAAAAGGATTTACAGACTATTTTAAATTACAAAAATGATATTGATAATAAGACTTTAAAGAAAAGTAATCTTATTAAAAAATTAGAAATGGAACATCACATTCAGATTTCTGGTTCAACACTAAATAAGGTATTAAAGGGTGAATA